TTCGACATAATTTCGCTTTCGTAAATTGCGCACAATATGGCAACACTCAAGGACAGATTGGGCGCGTTACTTCGCTATCGAGTTGGCAAGTACGACAGCCAAGCGATACCCAACGAGCTGGGTATATTTGGCCACACGGTAAGCGGCGCGAATATCAACGAAACCACGGCGCTCACCATCTCTACCGTCTACGCTTGCACGTACAAAATCGCATCGACGGTTGCCAGTTTGGGCCTTGAGGTGTACGAAAAAAGCGGGCGAGAGATACAGCCCGCCAACGTTCACCCAGCTTACGACGTTATCAAATACCGCCCGAACGAATATCAAACGGCATATGAATTTTGGGAAACCATTGTAAGCATGGCCGTTCTGCACGGGTGCGGATATGCGTTAATTGAGCGCGACAATCGCGGTTATGTTACCAACCTCATCGGCCTCGATTACTACGACGTAGATCGTAAATTTGTCAATGGTCAACCCGTCTTTAGCGTCAAAAATGTGGGCATGGTTCAGGCGGAAAATATGCTTGAAATCTGCAATTTGCAGCGAAAAAGCCCGATCCGTTTGCACCGTGAAAACCTTGGTTTAGCGAAAGCAGCCGAGGAATTTGGGGCGGAATATTTCGGAAGCGGCGGCCAAATGACGGGCATTTTAAGCAGCGACCAGCCGCTGAAAAAGGAGCAAATGGACATTATCCAAGGCAGTTGGAACAGCGCGGCGCGTCAAGCGGGCACCAAGCTGCTGCCGTTTGGGTTCAAATATTCGCGCATTTCCATCAGCCCCGACGAAGCGCAATTTATTGAAACGCGCAAATTCCAAGCCGAGGAAATTTGCCGCATCTTTAGCGTACCGCCGACGCTGGTGCAACTGGAATCGCAGACGACATACAACAACGTCGAGCAACAAAACCTGCAATTTGCACGGCACACGATTTCACCGTGGGCAAAGCGCATCGAGCAGGAGATTGACAGGAAGCTGATTCAATCACGCGAGCGGCCACAGATTTACAGCAAGTTTTTGCTCAATGATTTGTACCGCGGCGATATGCAAAGCCGTGCGAGTTTTTACACGCAGATGCTACAAAACGGCGTTTTAAATATTAACGAAGTCCGAGAACGGGAAGACCTGAACCCCACCGACGGCGGCGATACGCACGTAGTGCAGGTCAACCAAATCGCGCTCGATAGGTTGGGCGCTTATTCGGATAAAATCGCGAGCGATGCCGTATGATAATTACCCCGAAGCGATGACCAACAACGCCAAGCGCGGGCTGCGACTCAACGAAGCCGTAGGGGGTAAATGCGCGACGGCGGTAGGGAAAGAAACCGCACGCATCTTAGCGAATAAAGAAACGTTGAGCGAAGCACGTACCAAACGTATGTACAGCTTTTTGAGCCGCGCTCGAACTTATTACAATCCTGACGACACCGAAGCGTGCGGAACCATTTCGTATTTACTTTGGGGCGGAGATACCGCGCTGCGTTGGAGTGAATCAAGAGTTAAATCCATGAAAGAAGAAAATAACCACGAAATAGCCGAGCTGCGTAAGCAATACGGCGAGAACGTAGAACTGCGCACGGCAGAAGTCCGCGCAGCTGGTGACGATACGTTGGTAGTTGAGGGCTACGCCAGCAACTTCGATGTAGAATATGATTTAGGATATTTCAAAGAATCCGTATCGCGCGGCGCCTTCGATGAGGTATTAAACGATGATGTGCGGTTTTTGCTCAATCATACGGGCGCGCCATTGGCACGAACCACGAACGGCACACTGGAATTGAGCGTTGACGAAACGGGCTTAAAGTACCGCGCGGCACTTGCCGACACGCAGGACGGGCGCGATCTTTACAAGCTCATTAAGCGCGGCGACATCACGCAGAGTTCGTTTGCGTTTACCATCGACAAAGACGAATGGAGCGAAGACCGCAGCACGCGGACGATTACCAAGATTGGCCGATTGTTGGACACGTCAGCCGTGACGTATCCAGCATCACCATCTACGACAGTAGCAGCGCGAAACATGGCAGCGGCGGCGCAGGAAGTGGCGGCATTGAATGACGAACAGGAAACGCAGGAACCCGTACAGGAGGAGCGCGCAGAACCTGAAACTATAAAAACCGAAGCGCGTAACTTTACGCAGAAATCAGAGAACAATTTTTCAAATATGACACTTAACGACCTAAAAGGCCAACGCTCCGCGTATTACGAGGAGTTCGTAGGCATCGGACAAAAAGCGGATTCAGAAGGCCGCTCATTGACAGAAGCAGAGCAGGAGCGATGCGACAAGCTCGACAACATGATTGGCGACCTTGACGTAAAGATTAAGCACAAGACGCGCGAGCAGGAAATGGTTGCACGCATGGCGCAGAACGGAAACGTAACGACTTCAGAAAAGCGAGAAATCGAGCGCGTAAACGGCTCATTCTCTTTGTCGCGTGCCGTAGCACAAATCGCCAACGGTCGCAGCTTGGAAGGTGCTGAAGCTGAGTGGGCTGCTGAAGCTCACAAAGAAGCACGTTCACAAGGTTTGCAGATGGCTGGACAAATCGCCATTCCTACGGTAGCGTTGCGTGCTGGTGCTGCTGACAACTTCCAAGCAGGAAGCGGCGACGGTTCTGGATTCGTTCCAACTGTTGTGCCTGCTGCCATCGAAGCCTTGCGAGCGCCAACCGTTATTGAAGGACTGGGCACAACCGTTATCCGTAACGCAACAGGCAACTTGAAGTTTCCACGAGTAAGCGTAAAAGCGGCAGGAACAGGCGCAACCGAGGTTGAAGCGAACACAGCTTCAGGCATGGAGATGGATGAACTTTCATTGACTCCAGAACGCGTATCTGCCAAGACCGTTTACAGCAAGCAATTGGTTTTGCAGGGCGGCGCTGAGGTAGACGCGTTAATCGCTGGCGAATTGTCAGCAGCTATGAACGCGTATATCGATGACCGTTGTTTTGATATAATCTTGGCCTCAAGTGCCATTAACGTATCTACATCAGGCGATACCGCTTTGAATGCTGCTTTGGCGTTTAAGATGGAAGCCGAAGTACTGGAAGACGGCGGCAACTTGGCGGGCGGCGTTTACGTTATGTCACCACTTGCCTATCAATTGTCAAAAGCTGAAGCAGCTGTTTCTTCAGTTTCTGCTTTGTGGGAAAATGGCCAGTTTAACGGCTTCCGTGCGGTTGCAACGCCTTACTTGGTAAACGGCGTATTGGCTGACACCACCACGGTCGCAGGTCAAATGTTGTTCGGCAACTTCGCTCAGGGCGGAATCTTGGCTTACTTCGGTGGCCTCGATTTGTTGGTTGATCCATACAGCGCAGCGGGCAACGCGCAAATCACTTTGCACGTAAACCGTTTCTTTGACTTTGACGTACGTCAACCAGGAGCGTTGGCAAAAGCTACGCAGCTGACATAATCAGCATCGTGATAATTTGGGAAAGGGGCGGCTGCGGTCGCCTCTTTTTTTTGTCCTTATTTTTACGACATGATGACCGTGGAAATAACAGGCACGCCGACGCTCGACAGCGTTATTACGGTTGCCGATTTAAAGAGCCATTTGCGTGTTGACCACAGCGACGAGGACACGCTAATTGAAGCTTTGCGAGATACCGCCATTGCGTGGATCGAGGACTATTGCAATACGCGCCTCGGCGACGTTACGGCAGTCGGTTACCTGGACTTCTTTTATAACGCGCGGTTCCCAGTTGGTCCCGTCAATTCGATTACGTCCGTAACGTATACCGACACCAGCAACACCACGCAAACCCTGGACGTTTCAAAGTATTGGTACGACATTAAAACCAAGTCCGCACGGATCACGTTTGACAACGCGCCCGATTTGTACGATGACACATTCCACGCGGTGCAAATTAACATGAACCTGGGCTATGCAGAAGCCGACGTACCGCAGCCGATACTACACGCCATTCGTTTGTTGGTTGGGCATTTGTACGAAAACCGTCAGCAAGTCAACCGACAAAATTTGTATGAATTGCCGTTAGGTATTCATTCGCTTGTTTCACCGTATCGCAATATCTTGGCAGTATGAGGTTCGGAAGCATGGACCGCCGCATAGCCATTCAGCGCGCTACGTTGACCGTAAACGCATACGGTGAGCGTGCCGAATCGTGGGCTACTATTGCGACGGTTTGGGCGGAAGTCCAGTATAAGGAAGGCAGCGGCAGCGAAAGTATCCAGAGCGACCAAATAATGAGCAAGCAGCCCATTCATTTTATCATTCGATACAGCAGCGACGTGAGCGACTTGAAGCCCAGCGACCGCGTAAGCTACAAAAGCAACGTGTACCAAATCGAAGGTATCCAGGAAATTGGACGGCAGGAAGGTTTGCGAATTGTAACCACTTTACGCGGCGAGTGATGGACGATTTTCAAAAGCAATTACGCCATATTGAAAAGCGGCTGGATCGCGCGGCTGGATTCGGTAAGATTAATAAAAAAGAATTCCGAAAAGCAAACCGCGAATCAGCTAAGGAAATCGTAGTTGCGACGCGCAGCAAAATCAAAGCATACAAAGACGACATCACGATAAATTTTCCCGATCGCGATGACATCGTAGTAAAGCGCGACCAGCTTAAAAAATCCATAGGCGTCTGGTTTGGCAAAGGTTCAAATACGGCATTTGCTGGACCGCGTGCAAACCGAGCAGGGAAAACGAAGCTGAAAAAGAAAGTACGTGAAAACGCTGATGGCTGGTTTGCTCACATAGTCGACATGGGCGCGCGTCCAGGACAGATGCGCAAAGGCGGAAAGCCAGGCAGCGGCACGATTATTAACACGCCTATGAAAGGCAAAATATCACAAGGCTTACAAGTTGGACAAGCAAAGGCGCGGCAAAAACAGCTTGAGCTGTACCGCAAAGAATTTAACCGATATATGCGATGATTGTAGGAAAAGCGATATACCACCTTTTGACGAATGCAACGGCTGTAACCGACATCGTTGGCACACGGATTTATCCAGAAGTTGCCCAACAAGACGGCGACTTGCCTTATATCGTCTACAACGTAAGCAATAACGAGCCAAGCGATACGAAGCCTGAACCTTCAAAGCTGGACACGGCGGAAATTGAGGTGCATTGTTACTCGACCAGTTACAGCCAGGCCATAGATATTGCCGTCGCCGTTCGCGGCGCTTTGGATCGCGTCAAGGGCACGTATAACGGCGTCAACGTCCAGAGCATTCAGTATATTAACGAAGTCATCGACTTTGACGAACCGCAGCGAGCGTATGAAGTGACGGCAGATTATGAAGTACGCATAAGCCGCACAAATTTTGAAATTGCCCAGGGTTCGCCAGTGACGGGCACGCAGCTTGGTCAATTGTCCGACGTCAACGTTTCCAGTTTAGCGGAAGGGCAAATCTTGAAATATGACGAGAGTGAATCGGAATGGGTCAACGCTTCGTTGCCGATTTTGGTTACGGGTTCGCTGACACAATCCGAGTCGAGTGGTTACACTATCTTGAGCATATCGTCAAATCCTACTTTTCAAAATATATTATCCAGCGGTAACGTAACGGTTAGCGGCGACATCTTCTTAGCAGGCGCTTCGACAAAGTTAATTCGGCCTTTGGACGTAGGCCAAGCCGCTGGACCGCTTACGATTCAAAGCAACGGCGATTTGGTAATTGAGCTGGACCAAGATGACAATGAACCGTCCAAAGCTTTCATAGTAAAGAATGGCGGCGACGCTGAGGTATTCAAGGTAGACGAGGAAGGCAACGTAACGGTAAATCAGCAATACGTTTTACCATCGTCTGACGGCGGTACGGATTACTTTCTCAAAACTGACGGCAGCGGGCAGCTGTATTTTGCCACGCTGTACGGCACGAGCGGCAATACTGGAGGATCGCCACCGCCTGCGATTGATACGCTGGTGGAGTTGCTCGATACAGATATTTCCAATTTACAGGACAACCAAATCATACGCTACGACACGGCAAGCGGCAAATGGCTGAACGAAGATTTTCAGGCGTTGCCTGCTGGAGGCACTACGGGTCAGGCGCTGGTAAAGGCGAGCGGCACG